CAGCGGCGAGCTGCTTGATGCGCTCGTAGTTGGGGTGCGACGCCGCGATGGCCTTAGGGGTGAAGTCGACGATGACCGTGATCGTCGAACCGGAAATGATGTGTGCGATGCTCATATTTCAGTTCCTGTTGCAGAGTCGGTTCAGTCACCCTAGAGAGGCAAGGCCGGCGAGCGGGGTGAGATACGCCCGCCGGCCTCTATCAGACGTCATCGGAGGACGCCCGAATGCAAGAACTCATATCCCGTTCAGAAGCCCGTGCCAAGGGTCTACGCCGTTATTTTACGGGTCGACCTTGTCGGCGTGGGCATGTCGCTGAACGTCTTGTGTCCACACAACACTGTCGAGAGTGTAGTAATCACCACTCTCGACAGCAGTATCAGCGCAGTCCTCGAACCAGAGAGGAAGTGAAAGCGAAACGATTACTTCGCGATTATGGCCTCACAATGGATGAGTTCAACGCAATGATGGTCAGTCAGGCTGGGCAATGTTTAATATGCCCGAGAAAGCTGGTCGAACCTTGTGTCGATCACTGTCACACCACCGGCCGTATTCGTGGCCTGCTATGCAGCAAATGCAACTCAGGTCTTGGGATGTTTGATGATGACCCAGAGCGGTTACTCCGGGCCATCGATTACCTCAAAGGTTCTTCAGGAGGAGGGCAACATGCTTGCTGTCGTCCAGCTCCAGAACGTCGAGCAGGATCTGCACGTCGGCCTGATCCTGCTTGAAGGAAGCCACCAGCTTGGCCGGCTCGATGCGAGCCGGCAGCGCCGCGGTGACGAACGGCGCTAGGTTGTGCTGGTCGATGGTCAGCGGCTTGATGAACTCGCGCCACAGCTCAACGATCTTCCCGAACGGCCGCTTGGCCTGCGCGGGGGTCAGCGTCTGGTAGTCGAGCTGCTTGGCGAAGTCCCAGAACGGGCGCAGCTCGGTGTTGCGATACAGCGCGATGCGCTGCGAAAGTTCAGGGTACGCAGCCAGCGCCGCCTTCAGCCGGGCGGCGAAGACGTCATCGAAATTCTGCCACGCATCCTTCAGCTTGGGCCAGTCGCCGCCGTTGACGAAGTGCAGCTCGTCATAGCGGATCAGCTTGGTCGCCATGCGCTGGTAGAAGTCCGCCGGCAGAGCGAAGTTCTCCATAACGACCGCGATGCCGGTGGCCGGCTGGTCCTTGTACTCGACCTCGAAGACCGCCTCCTGCTTGGCATAGCCGGGCTGGAGGTTGTTGATCGTCGAGTGGGTGAAGCGATCGTTCTTGCCGTTGAAGGTGAACATGCGCACCCGCGGCCGGGTCGCGCCCGACTTGGTGGTCTTGACCGTCGTCGGCTCGGGCATGTCGGCGGTGTAGACCACGTTGCTCGGGTTGCCGAGCTGGAGCAGCATGACCCTGATCTTGGCCATGTTCTCGCGCTCACCGGCGCGCAGAACGATGACCGACTTGGGCCGGCCGTTCTCCTCGACATAGTCGCGGACCCGCGCGCCGACCTTGGACTTCGGCGTGTCGGGCATGTTGTCGATGATGACATGGCTGATGTTGCCGGGCTGGAGCACGCCGAAGTCGACGATTGGCGTCCACGACATGGTCTTGAGCGACTTGGACGAACGCCGGGCGTTCTCGCTCTCGATGTGCCAGATGGTGCCGACGATGCCGGTGTTGCGCAAGGACAGCTCGGTCTTCAGCTCGCTGCCGTGGTAGCGAGCGTTGGCACGCAGCAGCTTCTGCCGTGCGTTCGAGCCGTATTCGTTCTGGCCGACCTCCTTGGAGAGCGCGACCATCGCGTCCCACAGCGACGGCTGGTTGTCGAACATGGTCGAGAACGTCGCGATGACGTCGTCGATCAGCTCTTCCAGCTTGGCCTCGATGTTGGCGCTGGTCTTGCCGTCGTAGGACAGCTGCTCACGGGACAGGGCGACGCCGCAGGCACCGATCGGCATCCACAGGTCGAGGCCGTATTCGAGCAGCGGCGACAGCCGGGTGCTGGAGCGCAGCGACCAGTCGAGGTTGGCGGTCGACACCGGATAGCGCACGCCACCAAGGATAACCCCGAGCGGGCCGGCCTCGCCGCGGATGGCCCAGCCGTTGCCCTCGTAGGCGAACTCGGGAGCGTCGATCTCGCCGTTGATGACGACCGGCAGTGGCTTGAAATACTGGAGCGCCTGCTGCGCGGCTTCGAGGAAGGTCGCGATGTCATCGACCTCAACGGGGAAACTGACCTCGACACCGTTGGGTTCGGTCGTCGGCGACCGGCCGAGACACCCGATCTCGGGCACGCCATCCTCACCCTTGTAGGCCGTGTAGACGCCGAGCTGGCCGTTATGGACCGACCGCACGGTGAACTGCGAGGTGTAGGCGAACGGCGACCAACGCCCGATACCGAAGCCGCCGATCGCATCGTTGCTGCTGTCCTTGGTGGAGTCGGTATAGGCCATATACCGCGTCATCATGAACTCGTGGCTCATGCCGACACCAAAATCGCGGACCTTGAACACCGGGTCCAGCTCGCACGGCAGCGTGACCTCGACAGACCGATGCGGACAGCCGGCTTCGCCGTGGCTGTCGATACCGTTGGCGACCAGCTCGCGTGCGATCGCCAGCGGCTTGTTGGCATAGGTCTGATCTGCGAAGAAGTTGAACAGCTTCGGGCTAGCCTTGATGGTGGCCCGAGCGACTTCCATCACGCCCGAAGCGTGAACGACGTTCTTAACATTCTCGACAATCATGGGATTTCCTCTTCGTTGACGTAGCCCTAACACATCATTATGGGCGGTTACATGGAAAAAATGACACCCCAGCAGAGGTATCGCGAAAAGAACCGAGAGCGGCTGGCTCAGGAAGCGCGCGATCGTCGCGCGAACTGCCCCGACGCCGCTCGTCAGGCCGAGGCAAACTGGAGAAAGCAAAACCCTGAAAAGCTGCGTGAGAAGGATCGTCGTCGCTATGCTGATCCAAAACGGAAAGCCTCTCAAGCAGCTTGGCGAAAGAACAATCGAGACAAATTACGGTCGGGCGAAGCAAAACGCCGGTTGGAACACCCTGAACAGCATCGCTCGAACAATGCTAAGCGGCGTGCGGCAGAAGCTGCGGCCACCCTGCCGGGCTACGACGCTGAAATTCGGGAAATTTATCGGTCCTGTCCCGAAGGACATGAAGTCGATCACATCATCCCACTTCGAGGACGGAACGTGTGCGGTCTTCATGTTCCTTGGAACCTTCAACACCTACCCGCTCCGACTAACCGGGCCAAGGGAAACACCCTCGTGGAATAGCTCGCTGGTCAGAGGTTCGGAGTTGGGGTCGTCGTCAAAGTCAGGATCGACGACGTAGCTGCTGTCCACGATCCCCACCCGCTCAAGGCGGGCGAGGAAGTGGGCGGTGTTGAGGGGATGGTGACGGCCCCTCGGTTGTGAGCGAGCGGCCGTAGCCATCAGACGACCAGCTCGCTGACCGGCGGCTGCTGCATCTGCTTGTCGCCCATGCTGTAGCCGTCGCGGGGCGCTTCGCTGTCGATGAAGGTCAGCGTCAGCGCCTCGATCTTGGAGACGGTGAACAGGGTCCACTGCGGCAGCGGGCGACTGGCCTCGCCGGCCACCTGGAAGCCGCGGACCACGAGCGAACCGTCCTTGGTGGACCGGCCGATCGCATGGACCTCGACGATGCGGTTCTTGCCGTCATAGATGAACGAGACGACGAGCCGGCGGCTCATGGCGCGCGAGAGGTGAGCGGCGATCTGGCTCTCGTTGAAGGCCTTGGCCAGCTCCTCGTCGCTGTCGAGGACGCTGATGGGTGCGCCTTGGAAGACGCCCCTCATACGTTGCGCTCCGCACGGCGGGCGGCGCGCTCCTTAAGCAGGCCCTTGCGGGCGATGTCGCCGCGCAGGGCGGCAGCGGCGGTTGTGATGGCGAGACAGGGCACCGTCTGGTGGGTCTTGGCCGTCAGATGGCTGCTGCGCACGTAGCTGGGGCGGACGTGGGGGCGGCTCTTGGAGCCGCTGTAGCCGGTGCGCTTGCGCAAGTAGCGAGTGCCCTGCTCAGCGACGCGGGGGAGGAGAGGCTGGATGTGGGCCAGCCCGTCCAGAATGCTGTGGTTCAGCGAGAACATGCGGTTCCTTTCACGAAAGAGGCCGACGCAATGCGCCGGCCCCGAGTTCTTGTCGATGTGCCGCGGCAGAAGTTGCCGGGTAATTACAGCTCGACGACCTCGAGCTTGGTGGCCGGCTTGTTGTCGACCGTGGCAGCCGTGAAGGCGGCGTCGATCTTGGCGCGGGAAAGGCCCGCCTCGCGCAGCCGGGCGCGCAGCACATCCTGATCGAGGCGCTGGGCCGGCTCGCTGGTCTTGGCGGTCAGCACGAACGCGGCGCTGCGGTAGGCCTCGACCTCGCCCGGCCGGTATTCGGACAGCACGAGGCCGGCGTCGAGCAACGCGGCCTTCGCCTTTTTCTTCCGCGAGTCCGCGGCGGTCGCCAGCGTGTTGGCGACCAGCAGCTCCTTGACCACCGCATCCTTGTCGCTGCCGATCTTGGGGAAGATCGCCGCGACTGCGTCCTTGACGGCTTGCTTGCTGCTCATGTCATTTCTCCTGCGGGCATGAAGAGACAGCACACTGCGGCCCGCGGCGCAGGTGTTGTGTCGGAAACTGGTTGTGGTAGGGTGGTCGGGAGGGCTGCAACCCTCCCGACCCGCAACGCTGTGAAGGAGCGTCACGATGCTTGAACCTATATCTCGCAACGATGCGAAGGCCAAGGGCCTCCGCAATTATTTCACTGACGAGCCGTGTCGTAACGGTCATTTGGCCGAGCGTCGGGTCGCAAACACCAAATGCCTCACTTGCGAGGCACAGTCGAACGCGAAGCAGCGTCAATTACGCCCCGCTGATCCGGTTCGTCGAGCTAAAGATGCCGCAGATTGGCGCGCTCGAAACCCCGGAGTTTTACAAGAACAGGTACGCCGCTGGCGTTTGAAAAATCCCGAACGGTATGCAGAGCAACAGCGCGCGGCTCGTCAACGAAACCCCCACAGCGGAAGAGCCAGCTGTGCCAAGCGGCGCGCGGCCCGACTTCAAGCAACCCTGCCGGGTCACGACGAGGCGCTGCGTGAAATCTATCGCAACTGTCCCGCTGGCTACGAAGTCGACCACGTTATTCCTCTCCGCGGTCGCGGGGTGTGTGGCCTGCACGTCCCTTGGAACTTGCAATACCTCACACCCAAAGCGAACCGCGAGAAGGGCAACCGCTTCTAGGGCTTGCGCTTCAGCACGCCGACGCCGGTGACGACACCGTCGGTCTTGTCGATCTGCACGAGGTGGTCGCACGCGGGGTTGCTGTCCCACGCCAGAGCGCGGTTGCCGTACAGGGTCGGGCTGATCGTGCCGTCACGCCACACCGCCCGGTAGCCGCAAGTCGCGACCGGCTTGTTGCGCAGCTTCAGCGCACTGCCCTGTCCGCCGCTCGACCGCACGAACTCGCCGTGCTTGTCGAAGATCAGCCACGACGTGCCCGACGTGACGAGGATCTTGTCATCGCTCGTCTCGGTGACAAACGTGACGGTCATCGGCACGCCGATGTTGGGCACGGCTTCGAGCGGCTTGGTGGTATCGATCAGATGGGGCATGATCTTGGGTATCCTGTTTCTGACGTAGAACTTGTGGTTGCTGATGACGAGGCCGCCGTGACGGCGCGCGCTGCCGATGCCGAACTTGCTGCCGGGAAAGGCAGGGTGGAAGCCGGGTGCGCTCAGCATGATCTGGACGTGATGCTCCTCACCGCGATCGTCGGCGATCAGCGGCGTGCCGTCGCTCAGCTCGATCGGCAGCGTCCAGTCGACGTCGCGTTCGAGGTTCTTGGTATCGGGATAGCCGGTGCCGCCGCCGTCCCAGCGCACGACGGTGATGCAGGAGCCTTGGTAGCCGGTCACGACCCCGGTGCGGCCACGCCAGCTGCTGGTGTCGCCCTCGTGGCGGTAACGAATGCGTTCGCCGACCTCAAAGGCCTCCGTCACGATAGTCCTCCTCGTTGACGCCGATGCCCATCTTCTTACCGCTCGGCACCTGCTGGCGCATCGCGGGGTGGTAGGGCATCGACATGCGCCCGATCACCGTGCCACCGCGGTCGCCGAACAGGGCGTCGAGGATGCGATCGGTGCGCACCTCGGGGTTGGCGGCGAGCAGCACGACCGAGTCGGTCGCGGTCGCGGTCGCCCGGTCGAGCCGAGCGAAGTGCGCCTCGATCTGCTGGTGCATGTCGATGACGTTGAGCATATTTGGGTACTGCTCGCCGCCCGTCTTCGGGCCGCTGGCGTTCCACAGATCGCGCAGCAGGTCGCTGGCCTCGCGCAACAGATCGTCGGTGTTCTTCATCTCGGTATCTCCAGATAACGGATCGCGGTGTAGGGGATGACGATGAAGCCGTCGGTGTCGCTGGTGACGGCAATGCCATCGTCGAGGGCTTCGACCAGCCGCTTCTTGAGCTGGACCTGGACGCTGCCGTGGGTGGTGACAAGAACCTCCTGCGCCTTGTGGCGCAGGAGGAACTGCTTGATGCCGTCAGTCACGCGCCAGCGTGGCGTCGGTAATCTCGCCATTCGTCGTGGTGATGTCGAGGCTGATGATCCCGCCGGGGATGATCGCGACCTCGCGGTAAGTGCGCACGTCGTCGACCTGCACGAACTCGACGGAGCGGGCATGGTTGTCGCCGCCATAGCGCGGCACGGCGCGGCCGGTGACCGGATCGACGAACAGGATCGACGCGCCGTCGTTCTCGTGGCCGTTGACGATGTAGCCGGCAATCTGATCGGGACCGTCGCCCTCGAACGGGCTGAACATGCCCAGCACCACGAACTCACGATCGGAGCGACTGCCGGTGCGTGCCACGATCTTGCCGGTCGGGTCGAGCGGTTCGAGCTGATCCTTCGGCGCGCTGTAGTCGGGATGGAGGTTGCTGAGCACGCAGTGGTGCGGCTCGGCACTGTCCTCGAACAGTACGGTTGCGTTGGTGTGATGCACGCCCTGCACCGTGCCGCGTCGGCCGTCCCAGACATGGCCGGACTGGCCCGGCGGCTTGAGGTAGACGATAGCGTCACCGACCTCGGCGAGCGGCGGCACGTTGGTCAGCGGCACCGGCTTGAAGCACTCGCCGAACGGAACGCTCGGGCGCGCCGGCGTGCCATCCTCGTAATACCAGCTGTCGTTCTTGCTGTGGTTTTCGGGGTCATCGGTGACCCAGCCGTACCACATCTGCCGACCCTTGTGCTCGTCGGTCAGATGTTCCGCGCCGCGGCCATAGCCGTGCTCGTTGAACACCCAGCGGCGGCCGTCCTGCGTGTAGACCGGGCGATCCCAGAACAGCGGGACCGGGCTGTGGTCGAGCAGCGTCGAGCCGGTCAGCAGCACGGTCAGCGTCTCGGTCGCCCGACCGAGCGGGTTGACGGTCGCGCTCTGCTCGTCGGCGCTGATCGTGGCGATCGAGACGTTCCCGATGCGCGGCACGTAGATGAAGTGGCCGGGGCGAAACTTGGTCATGCCTTGAACTCCTTCTTGAGGTTAAACGGCAAGAACACGGGTATTTCTCCGATGGATGGGCTTGCCTCGACGTACCAAATTCGGATCGCGAAGCGCCCCGGTGAGCGGATCATGAATATCTTGAACCCTCCACCGCGTGATCCGAGCGACAGTGGTGTTAAACTCTTCGGCAAGTTTAGCCGCAGTAGTTCGACGACCTTGAAGATAGCGAACACAGTATAGCGGCAGATAGCGACCGAAGTTTGGGCGATGCTCAAGTATAGCCTTCAGCATGGCGTGGCCGTCCTCCGCAGTCGCTTGCAAGTAATTTTGTTCTGCGAAAGGGGCGGCCTCGGCGTCCAACTCCTTGAGCGGATCGAGCATATAATCTTGAACATCGCGAGGCCACTTGAGCAAGATGTCCAAGCACTCGCGGGTCATGCCCGGCGTCATTTGAAACGCTCGGATCTCGATCAGCTCGCCACGGGTGTACCGGTAGGGGTCGCGGATCAAGCGAGCGTGTCGATATTTCAGGCTCGCGTACCGCTGTTCTTGGGGCAGTATCGAGTCACAAGAATACGGCATTGGCATCGGGACAAGCCTCTGATATGCAATCGGCAGGGCGCGCCAACGCCCTGCCGATCTATCGAGCAGGCCGTAGGAGGGCCAGTCGAATGCAAGAACTCATATCCCGATCCGAGGCCCTTGCGCAAGGGCTACCGCACTATAATCGCTGTCGTCCGTGTCGGCATGGCTGCGGTCAGCTGCGTTATGCCGCCAACGGCCACTGTGTATCGTGCAATAATAAGCGAACACTCGAAGATCGCTTAGCTAATCCGGCTCTGCATGTTAGATACACCGGCGCTTGGCAGGCTCGAAACCGTGAGCGGTATTTAGCAGGCCAGCGGCACTACCGCCAAAACAACAAGGGCGTGGTGAACGCCAAACAGGCCCGCCGTCGAGCCGCCAAGCTGAACGCGACACCGGCGTGGCTGACGTCCGAACAGCTGGCGCAGATACGATGGTTCTACGACAACTGCCCGGAGGGTTGGGAGGTTGACCACATCATCCCGCTGCAGGGCGAGAACGTGTGCGGTCTGCATGTGCCTTGGAACCTGCAGCACCTGCCTGCGCCTGTGAACCGCAGCAAGGGCAACCGACTGTAGAACTGGGAAAATTCCCAGTTTTATGTCGTTGAGCGCGGCCTGGTGGTGGGCGTGGTGAGCGCGGCTTGGACAGCAGACAGCCGCTGCTGCGCCTCGCGATACAGGGCCGGGTAGGGTTCGTAAGCCTCGGCCTTGTGCAGCGCGATCTTGACGGCGTTGATCGACTTGCGATCGCCGCAGATCACGTTGCCGTCCCAGCTCAAGCCGGAGGACAGGTCGCGGTCGGGGTAGCAGATCGGGTTGCGCAGGCTCTCGCGCCACGCGGCGGACAGCTCTGCCATCTCGGGTGTCACCTGATGGGCTTGGCTCAGGATGGTTTGGACGGCGCGTTCGAGGCGGGTCATCGGATGCAGTAGCTTTCGCGGCAGTCGTACAGCTGGCCGACCATCTGGTCGGGCTGAAGAACGTGTGGGTTGCCTTCGAGGTCACGCAGGACATGGCCGCCGAGCGATCGCTCGTGGCCACATTCCAGCTTGATCGTGGTGGAGCGCCTGTTGCGCTTGGCTTCGGTGATGGCGCGGATCATTGGTAGATCGGCACGAAGTCAGCGTAGCAGTCGTCATCATCCTCGTCGAAGCCCTCGGGCACACCCTTGGCGAGCATGTAGCGGATGCGCTTGGCCGCACCTTGCGGGGTGTTGTCGACGTCTGACCATGCCCCACCGAAGCACCAGCTGAATGCCTCGCCTTCGACGTCAAACACGCGCCCTTGATATGCGCCCCAGTCCATGTTGCCGGCTGGCGTGAAATCCTCGGGGATCGCGAGGAACCCCGCGGCCGGGCCGTGGCCGACAGCACAAGCGACAGCGCCGCACTTGCCGACGCCACCGTTCTCACGGGCGTACTTGATCTCGACTTCCTTGGCGGCTTCGGCCGCAGCATCGAGGGCGGCGAAATTGATCTCGGCCGCCTTGCGGATGCCGCGCACCTTCAGCTCTTCGAAGAAGACTTCCATCTCGAAGCCCTTATAGTCGGCGGGCAGGCCTTCGAGGTAGGTGGCGAGGCGCTTGAGGTTGTTACGGTTCATGTCGTTGGTCCTGTTCTGCTGGTCACCCACGTCGCGCCCCACGCCCAGTAGCGGAGCGAGTTGCAGGCGTGCTCGATGACAATCGCGTTGCTGTGGCCCTGCGAGCCGGCGCTTGCGCAGGCCTGGACATGGGCCACGGCCGCGTCGTCGTCCTCGAAGATGGCGAGTTCGTCGAGGCGCTCGATGCCGGCGTCGAGGAAGGTCGAGTTACCGACGAGGTTGAAGATGTCCCAGCCCTCGCTGTTGGCGAGTTCCTGATACTGGGAATTTTCCCACATCGTGCCCGCGCTCTGAAGCACGGCCCGCGCGACGGGCACGGTGTAGTAGATGAGGGCAGGGCTGACGTGCATCTTGCACTCGGGTAGCCAGATGTCACCCTCATCGTTGAGGACGAGAGGCAGGCGAAGGCCGGTCACGAGAACTGCGCCCGGAGCCACGCCATGCGCTCCTTGGGCGGCAGGCTCAGCCAGGGGGGCGCGCAGGTCGCGGTGCTGTTGGCAGGTCATGGGAAACTCCTTGAGTCAAAGATTTTGGGTGTGTACGATGGCAGGATGGATGTGATCTCTCGCCGCGACGCCAAGGCACAGGGCCTCAAGTTCTACTTCACGGGCAAGCCGTGCAAGCAGGGTCATGTTGCTCCGCGATATACCAGCGGTGAGAGCTGCACCTTGTGCATCATTGCGAAGGCCAAACAGCATCGGCTGGAGGATCCCGAGGCGCATCGTGTCGCGCTTCGTAAACACCGGGCTGGTAATCTTGAGAAGATGCGCAAGACCCAGCGTGACTGGAACCGCAACAACCGACCCAAGGTTCGGGTGCATGAGGCCAAGCGGCGCGCGGCAAAGGCGCAGCGCGTTCTGCCGGGCCATGAGGCCGAGCTGGCGCGGATATACCGCGAGTGCCCGCCCGGCCATCATGTCGATCACATTGTGCCGCTTCACCATCCTTGTGTCTGCGGTCTGCACGTTCCGTGGAACCTGCAATATCTGACCGAGGCCGAGAACTTGGCGAAGGGCAACCGCTGGGACGGTTAGAGCCGTCCCGAAAAGATCTTGGGCGTGCGCACCGCGGCGTTGATGGTCGCGGGATCGATCTCAACCTGAAACGCACGCTGTCGACCCAGACGCCGCGTCACCTCCGCGAGGACGAGGTGCGGATACTCAGCCTGCTCGATCAGGTCGCAGAACACCGTGCGGTGCTTCTGGCGCTCGGCGACGGCGTGGTCGGGCAGGCGGCACTCGGCGCGGGCGTGGTGCAGGGCAACAGCGACGCGCAGGGCGGTGGAGATGTGCGGCATGGGAGGTGTCCTTCTTGGTTGCGATCAACTTGGGAAAATTCCCAGATCATGGTTGATCGGCATGACCTGGAAGGGGGCGTGGTGGCTAGGGCAGCTGGCCGCGGGCTACGCGGTAGAGGGCGTTCAGCCCTTTCGAGCGGTCGCCGGTGCGGATGCCGCTATCGTTGGCGCTGTACAGGTCGTCGGTTTCGGTGCTGCCGATGGCCCGATACACGCCGTGATAGTCGGAGCTGTTGAGTTCGCAGGCGAGCCGGCCGACGGCGCAGAAGCAGTCCGCAAATACGCTGGTGGGCGGTACGGACGTGCCGTTGGCGGCCTCGGCCAACCGAAACCCGATGTGCTTGTCAGGGTTGGCCTTGAGCCAGTCTGCGGCGCGCTTGGCAGCAGCGCGTGTTTCAGGCGTGAAGTAGACCACGGCGATGATCCTTCCTGCGGGGCTTGGAATTGTCGGTGCGGCGGTACACGGCGTTCTTCTCACGCTTGGACCACCAGCTCTTGACGCGGATCGGTTCACAGTTCGGGCCGGGCTGGCCGGACGGTGCGGGGATGGCGTCGATCTCGGCCTGCTGCTGGGCGAGATAGCGGGCGCGGTCATTCCAGAGGAACATGGTCAGTTGATCCTTGCTGCGAGGCGGTCGACGCGGATGTTCAGCGTGCGCTGGACCTGCGGATGCCAGACGTCGCCCTTGGCGTACTCGCGGGCGATCCGCTCGGCGCGGGTAAGCGCCCACCAGTTGTAGCGGTCGACGGCCGCGGCGGCGGCATGATACGCGAGCAGGATCGAGGACGGTGCGACGATCAAGCACCACGCGGCGTCCCAGTGCGACAGCACGCCGGTGGCGCACGCTACGGTGATGATCGTCAGGCAGATGCAAGCGAAGAAGGCGGCGCGGATCATCGTGCGGCTCCATGTGAAGATTTGGGAAAATTCCCAAGAGGTCGTCGGTGACGGTTCTCTGGGCGTGGTGGAGAGTGAGGGCGCGCCTATCGGGCAGGGCGTGCGTGCCCGTCAGGGCGCGCCTATCGGGCAGGGCGCGCCTATCGGGCAGGGCGTTGGCGTGGACCAGGCCACGTCGTTAGCGCCTAAACGCTCCGTTTTTATCTAATTGCCGGGTAACTCGTATATGTACCATATACTGTATATATTTATTCATCTGGCTACCAGATATATGAATAAATACATCTCTTTACCCGGCAATTAGATAAAAACGGAGCCTTACTCGCCCAAGAACGCAGTGGAAAATTTGGGAAAATTCCCAATCTCACCGGCTGCGGCGCGCAACAGACCGGTCAATTACCGGCCTGGAGCACGCGAACGTGATAGCCCCGCGACCGCATCTGCCGGGCGTAGGTATCGGCATTGCGCCGCGACGGCTCACCATACCGGCTGCGACCGCCGGCACCGCCACCCGTGGCGTTCTCGACGTGAATATCCCACAAGATCGGCCCACCGCTGGCGTCAGGGTGCGATCGATAGACGATCAATTCGGGCAGGCTCTCGGATGGGTCAGGCGCGGCGGCGCGCAGCTGCCCCTCGATCCATCGGTTGTGGATCACGCGCTTGCGCTGGCGCTCGATACGCTCGGCTTCGAGTCGCGCGGCGGTGGCGAGAACCAGCGCGTCGCGGGCGCGCCGCTCAAGAGCGGCGGCCTCGACAACAATGTTGCGGCTCACAGGCCGTACTCGTCGAGCAGGGCGAGAATATCCTCGTCGGGTTCGGCGGTGTCGAGCGGATAGATTTCGGACAGGTCGGGCACGTTGGCCTCCGTTGGGAAAATTCCCAGCCGCGTCGCACTCGCGGCCGGGCATTGGCATATGGGACGAAGCGCGGCTTAGGCCGCCAGCTTCAGCTGCGACGTGGTGTAGGCGTCCATGCGGTCGGCGATCGCCTTGCGGAGAGCCGCGACCGTGTCGCTGGCGGCGAGGAAAGCCGCATCATCCATGCCAGCGATGATGAGCGCGGCTTTGTTCAGAATGTCCGCGTCGGACACCACGACACCGCCGGTCGGCTCGTTCGTGCCGGTGTTGGTTTCGGCTTCCTCGCTTGGGCCCACATCCTTGGCGGCGTCGGCGCGCATCTGGTCGGCGATCGCCACGGTGAGGGCACGCAGGCTCTTGGGCGCACCTTCGGCGTCGAACACGAACGCGGTGGCGATCTTGGTGAGCGCGTCATCGCCCTTGGCGTTCTCGTGCGCCTTGAGGATGCTCTCCACCGTCTTGCGGGTGGCGTCACCGCCGACGAAGTCGCGCAGGCCGGAGAGCTTGTCCACGGGCTTGCCGCTCTTGGCCTTCGGGTTCCCGAAGGAAGCGATCACGGTGGCGACCACCTTGTCGGGGGAGGCGGCACCGGTCATGAGGGCGGCGAGGATCGAACGTGCCATCGGCGTCGCCTTGTTCTCGGCAGTCACCGCGGCCGAACGGAAAGCCTTGATCGTCTCGCCCATGTTGTTCGCGATAGGGCTCATGTCGGTCATATCATTCACTCCAAAAGGATTGGGAAAATTCCCAACATCCCAGCATCATGCTGGTGGAAACCACTGGCGTTGAGCCAGTAGTTACCACCACCATGACAAGACGCATCGCACGCGCCCTGGAGCATCGTAGTGGAAATGGTGACGGGACTAATGCGCCCGCTACGTCGACCCCCGTTGTTCCGCTTTCGTCTCGCCTACGCCATACCCTTGCCAAAGGGGTTAGCCATGACTGCCCTACTCGATTGCCGGACGGCTTGCGCCTCACCCGGACCCCGGAAAACTCTCGTGTCACTCGTGTCACCACGCGGCGCCACATCCGGTTTGGACCCGGATGCGGCTTGTTGTGCCGCTTCATGTCCCCACAACGCAGGGGCTGTCCACCCCACGTCGCCAGACGTCACCCGTCACCCGGATAACCACGCTACGATGTTTCGGCCGTGCGCTCGCCTAGCCGGGCTTGGTCCGGCATGTTGGGAATATTCCCAGTATGTTGGGGTAGGCACAATGTACCTACGCCTCACCCAAGGGGAGGACTTGGCCCTAGCCCCGGAGGGGAGGGCGGCGGGGAAAGCGTTTCCGCTGACCGCCCACCAACAATGGCAGAGGGGGTGAGGTAATCCAGCACAAGGCAGGAAGGGTAACACGTTGATTTTCCTAGGTTTTTTGCCAGTATACTATGATAGTGGGCCGTGGAATTTCGCATAATTTTTCCAGTTTTTTGAAACTTTCACCCTTGTCCGCACAGTTTTCGCGCGATAATTATGAAGAATGAACCGACTTCCGCTCGAAATTCGCTACCGGCGCGATAAAGCCCTGAAATTGGGCCACGCCACCTACATGGGCCGGGCCTGCAAGCACGGGCACGACGGTCGCCGTCGAACCGCCAGCGGCGTGTGTGTCGGCTGTCAGCAGGCCGACAAACGGAAGCGGAGCGGGCGATCTGTCGCTTGGAACCGTGAAAATCGCGCCGCCCGGCTGCTGACCAAGGCCAAATCCCGCGCTCAGGCGACCGGCCGCGCCTTTGACCTGGGCCTCGACGACATCACCATTCCCGAAACGTGTCCTGTGCTCGGCATCCCGCTCGATCAGCCGAGCCTCGATCGCTTCGACAACAGCCTCGGGTATGTGAAGGGTAACGTGCGGGTGATCTCGCTGCGTGCCAACCGGCTGAAAGGCGACGCAACGGTCGAGGAAGTCGAGGCCATCCTTCGCTACATGCGCGGAGGATGACCTCGAACCCGGTCACTTTTCGGGCAAAACAGGGCCAACGACCTTCATCTTGATGGCGCGATGGCGCATCACACCGGTCGCGTCCTGATACGGCTCACATTCGTGGCCCAGCTCGCCCAGCATTTGCTGGAACCGCTCATAGGACACCGAAAAACCCCGACTGACGTCCTTCATGTAGAAAACATATTGGTCAAAGACCACGCGGGCGTCGACATGGTCGGCTTTGTCCTGCGTCGGGCGGATTTTGTCGCTCGACTGCAGGAACGCGGCCACCGAGTTGTTCGAACGCAGCACCTGATTGATGCGAACCTGATGCGACGAAGGCAGCGTGTAGTCGCGCTGCCGCTGCAGCCGGGCCAGACCCTGCACCGCCCATGCCGCGATCGCCTCGCGCTCCTCCGCGACGAGGATCTTGTGGAAGTCGACAATTTTCTCATGCGCCAGCACGATGCGATTGAAGTCGAGGATCAGCCAGCGCCGGACGAAACCGCCCGACGTGTCGCGCGACCGCGGCAGGAAGTTGGACCCGAACCAGTTTGCGGCGATCGGCCGGAACTCGAAAGCGTCCTTCCCCTTGAATTCGGTGTGCTGACCGGTCCCCTCGATCACCTCCTTGAAGGCGCGGCCGTCGATTGTCGCCTCCTCGGGCAGCTCGCCGCAGACGTTCAGCGTTTTGCCGATCATCGCCGCCAGCTGGAACCGCTCGTTCCACAGCGTCGGCGGCACCGAGCACTGCGCAGACGGCGGCATCATGGCCTTCAGCACCTCCAGCGCCTGCGTCTTGCCGGTGCCGGGCTTGCCGTGCAGCAGGATCGCGCGCTGATACGACGGAGCGATGCCGAACATCGTCGCCGCGAACGCCTCCTGCAGCGCGGCGACCTTGTCGGCATAGTCCTCGTCGTCGCCCCACGACTGCTCCAGATATTCCAACCACTTGTGCGCCTCGGCGGCGCGCTCGGGGATGTAGTTGAAAGGCAGCGTGAAGGTCTTGCCGTATTTCGGGCTGTGGTCGTGCAGCTGCAGGTTCGCGTCGAGAAACCCGTTCGCGAAGTTGATGCCGATCTCCATCTCGGTGCCAAGCGGCGCGCGCGCCACCTTCCCGACGGTCTTGGTGATCGCCTGATAATCGTTGTGCCGGCGCGCCAGCGCGTTGCCCTTGATGCTCTCGGCGACCGCCATGTAGACGTCGTCCTCCTCGATCGCCTGATGGCACGAGCCGGACCACTGCCAGAACTTACCCTGCGCGAAGATCAGGTCGCCGCCGCGGCTCATTTCCTCATAGATCTGACGCGCGATCGCCTCGTGATCGGCCGCCTGCTCGCTGTCACCGCGGCGCGCTTCCTTGAACAGGCGCTTCAGGTCGGGCTTCGGCACGCTGACGCCCGACATCCGCTTGATGTTATCCTTCTCGATGAAGCTGGCGAACAGCATGTCGGAGAAGTTCTCGTCCTTGGCGAGCAGCGTCACGATCTCCTCGACGCGCGCGAGCGCCCAGTCGACGTCACCCGGCTGCTCCATCACCTTGGCCTCCAGCCATTCCTGCGCCTTGGTCACGGTCCACCGCTGCTGCTCGTTCTTCTTCGACATCTCGGCGATCGCCGGGTGCGCGCGCTGGTCATCAGTCAGGCCGGTGTCCCAGCCCTCGGGCAGGGTCTTGCCCTTCTCGACGTCCTTGAGCAGAAACTCGACCAGCTTCGCCACGCCCTTGTCAGGGTCCATATCGTCACCACCCGCGGTGTGCGAAGTGAAGTTCTCGACCCAATGCGACATGTGCTTCATCGCTTCGGCGAGCGTGAACTTGGCGTTCTTGTCGATGCCCATGACGACGCGCGCCAGATAGCCGGCGTGCCGGACCATCTGGATGTCGCGCTCACCCTGCGGCACTACGTCGAGCGGCGCGCTGCGGCCGGACTGCGCGAGCGTAAACCCCTTGGTGCCGAGGATCGGCTCCAGCGCCTGGCGCAGGATGCGCTCGACGTCGAGCGGCAGCGGCTCGATCTTGTCCAGAACCTCGTACAGGTGGGTGTCCGAGACATAGGGCCGGCCGGTGTCAGGGTGGATCGATGGCGGCATGACCATCTGGTTGCCCGCGCCGAGGAACTCGACGATGCTCTCGTTGTCGCTGTTGCGCAGCTTGAAGTTCGGCTGACCCTGCCAGCGGTAGATCAGGCCCATGCCCTTCTTGCCGACGCGCACCCACGGCGACGCGGGGAGCGCGGCGCGGATCGCAGCGACCAGATCCTCGTCCTCGGTATCGATGTCGATCGCGCACAGACCCGAGGCTTTGCCAAAGGGCAGACCGATGTTCGACTGCGGGTACGACAGCAGCCAGCTGTGACGCATCGCCTCCGACGGCATCACGTCGCCGTACTGGGTCCACTCGGACAGAATCGGGGCCTTGCCCTTGCCCTTCGACGGGCTGTCCCAACGCTTGAGGGGCATGACGGGGATGCCCGCTGCCCAGTACAACGGGGCGTGGTCGTGGAAAATGGACATGTCAGACTCCGGTGGGTGGCTTGGGGTTCGCACCGGCCAGCGCCAGTGCGCCGCCAGCGATGAAGAGGAAGAGGCCGAACCAGACCCCTTGGGTCCAGAGGCCGTAGCCGATGATCGCGATGAACAAGCCGTGCGCGATCGCCCGCGGGTTACTCACGGTACGGCTCGATCAATTCGAGGAAACGGTGCTTGTCGGCGTCGGGCACGAGGCTCTCGACGATGCCGAGGATCACGGTCTGGAAATCGCTCATGCGCTTCACGTTGAAGTGGCGTTCCTGCATCTTGAGCAGCTGCTCATTGAGCGACGCCTTGACCTTCACGATCTGGATGCGCTCGGACGTCTCCAGCTTCTCGTCCTCGCCGGTGCCCATGTCGTTGAGCTGCTTGAGCAGCGCCGCAATGTTCTCGCGGACCTTGTCCATATCCTCTTCGGACAGAGCGATGTCCTTGGTCGGACGACCGCGCTTGGCCGGGCCGGCAGTGGCCGGCACCTCGACCTTCACCTCCTTCTCGATGATCTTCGGCTCGAACAGCTTGGCCAGCACGCGCTTGGCCTCGTTGTCATAGGGAGAAGCGTCGAGGAAGTCGGGGTCGAGGTCGACCCGCTCCTTCAGATCGGCGAGGGACGCGAGCACTCCGGCTCGCAGCGGAGGAAAGGTGAAGTCGGTCATGGATTACCTAGACCAGTTCTTTCGATTTGGCTCAATCCGTTTTTGCCCAAGTTACCCGGTAACTTATCGCCACCGGCTTGGTGGAGCTGCAACCGCTTGAGTTCTGGGATCGCGCCAGTCATGCCCGCGTGCAATGTTCGAAGACCTGTATCAGGCCGCCAAGCTGCGCTTTGGCTCTGGCGCGTCCACGCAGTCGATGGGCGACTGGATTTGCGCGAACACCACGATCAAGAAGCGCCCGTTCTCCTATGAGGGCTACCGCTTTCAGGAGGCGATCGCCTCCGACATGCACCCCGATCTCGTCTGCAAGAAGTGCTCGCAGATCGGCCTGACGGAGGTGCAGCTGCGCAAGTTCCTCGCGATCCTCGCGCGCCACACCGCGATCAACGGCATCTTCTCGCTCCCGAACGAGAAGATGTTCACCAAGGTCTACAACGGCCGTCTGAAACCGATCCTCGAAGCGGACGACGTGTTCAATCCGCCGAACCTCAACGGCTCCAAGCCGACGCGGTCGAAGGACCAGATCCAGATCCGCGACAGCTTCGGCTACATGACCGCCTGCACCGAGGGCGACGCGACCTCGATCACCGCCGACTTCCTGTTTCACGACGAGCTGGACCTCAGCCCACAGGAAATCATCGCGTTGTACCAGTCGCGTCTGCAGAATTCGGACATGAAGATGACGCAGGCGTTCTCGACGCCGACGTTCGTGAATTACGGCATCGACAAGAAGTACCGCCTGACCGACCAGCGCGAGTACATCATCAAGTGCGAGGCCTGCAATCATCACCAGATCCCGCGTTTCACGCCAGATTTCGTGGTGCTTAAGTACATGCCCGAGGTCGATGACTTCATGAAGATGTCGGCACAGGACGTGGCCAGCCTCGACCTCGAAGGCGCGCACATCGCGTGCGAGAAGTGCCGCCGGCCGCTGAACCTCGGCGACTGGGAGCGGCGTGAATGGGTCGCGACCTACTCCATGCGCACAGCCTTCCGTGGCTATCAGGTCCGGCCGTTCTCGACCTCGCGCCTGAAGCCGGCTTACGTCTTCAGCCAGCTGGGCAAGTACCTCGCCGAGGGCTACCCGCGGCGCTTCGCCAATACCGTGCTTGGCGAGGAGTTCACCTCCGAAGATGCGCAGGTGCAGGATGCCGACATCGACGCCGCGATGGCGAAGGGCGAGGCTGGCATCCCGACGATCGGCAAAGACATGCCGGTCTACCTCGGGGTAGACGTCGGCTTCACCTGCCACATCACGCTGTCAATCGACGACGCAAATGGCCTGCCCCACTTCATCCTGTTCGAGACGGTGCCGGCCGCGCAGCTGGAGAAGCGGATCGAAGACCTGCGCAAGATCTACACGATCGTGCAGGGCGCGGTCGATCGCTTCCCGTACACGCCGCAGGCCGACGCGCTGCGCGACACGACCAACGGCCTCGTCGTTCCGATCCAGTATCGCGGCAGTCAGGCGCTGATGCCGAATTTCGAGGGCGATACCAAGATTCTGTCGCACTACAGCGCGAGCCGGACCTCGATCCTCGATCGCCTCCTCTGGATGTTTAGCCACAAGGCCATCGGCCTGTCCGGCTATACGAACCAGAAGGAGGTGCTGAAGATCCATCTCAAGGACATGGTGCGCGACGAGCAATCGCCGGACGTCGAAGCCGAGTGGAAGAAGACCACAGGCAACGACCACTATTTCCACTCGATGGCCTTGAACCTGCTCGCCCGTCGTGTTTGCGAGCACATGTACCTGCACCAGACCGCCGAGCTTGCGACCACGTCGACGCTGCTCGGCACGGCGTGGGGTGGCATTCACAACCTTGGCCCGACCTCGCTGAAGGGCCTCCAACGACTTTCGAGGCTCGGCTGATGGCAGGTATTCTTGACGGACTGGGACAGGTTCTTCTCCCCAAGGGCAAGGGGCAGAAGGGTGGCCGCGGCTTCACGCCGACGTTCAACCCGCAGACGCCCACGATCACCGCGCCGCTCTATCGCGAGCATCTGACCGATCTGTATTCGAGCCGGGTGTCGAACGATGCGCGCGCACTGATCGCGACGCTGTGCAACCAAGACCCCGACATGTCGGCGTCGATCCACGCCTTCCTTACGATCGCCGAGAGCGTCGACCCGGTGGTCTATGCCTACAACGAGAACGACGAGATCGACGTCGATGGCATCGCGATGGGCCAGCAGCTGCTCGCGCTGCTGACCACGACCAACGACTACACGCTGGGCTATTCCGCCAAGCCGACGGTTGATGCGCTGTGCAACGAGCACCGGTACATGATCCTGCTCCGGGGCATGACCTCGTGCGAGCTGGTGCTGGACAAGACCTACGTGCCAACCGAGCTGCGCACGATCGACCCGGCGACGCTGGAATGGGCCGAGACGGCGAGCGGCGTGTTCAAGCCGACGCAGAAGCCGACTGGTTCGAACACGACGATCGACCTGAACATTCCCACGTTCTTCACGTCGTATTTTCACCAGTCGCCGCTGTCGGTCTACAGCTACTCGCCATTCGTGTCCGCGATCAACACGATCGCCGCGCGCACCGCGGTCATCAATGACCTGTACCGGATCATGCAGATCGTCGGCTACCCGCGCCTTGATATTCGGGTGCTGGAAGACGTGCTCGTGTCGAACGCGCCGCCGGCCTTCCGCACCGATCAGACCAAGATCCGGGCCCACGTCGAGGCTGAGCTTCAGCGGGTGCGCGGTGCGATCTCGCAGCTGGGCAGCGCCGATGCGTTCGTCCACTCGAACGCGATCGAGGCGAAGATCCTCAACGAGAAGAACCCAGCCGCCGGCCTGCAGATTACCGACGTGATCGAGGTGCTGAATGCCCAGAACCAGGCCGCCTTCAAGGTGATGCCCTCGGTGGTCGGCCGCGGCAGCAACGGTCAGGTCGCTTCGACCGAAGCGCGCCTGTTCGCGCTGTCAGCGGACGCGCTGAACCGCACCGTCGCCGGTCTGTTCACCAAGTCCTTCACGCTCGCCGCCCGGCTCGCCGGCTACGCGGGCCGGATCGAGGTGGTCTTCCCGCCCGTCGAGCTGCGCCCGGCGCTGGAGCTGGAGCCGCAGCGCACGATGAAGTCGTCGCGCCTGAAGGGCGACCTGAGCCTCGGCCTCATCACCGACATCGAATATTCGATGGAAATGTACGGTCGTCCGCCGCTTCCCGGCGCGCCGCCGCTGTCCGGCACGAACTTCATGCCGAGCACCAACGTGCAGGTCGAGGCCGCGACGGTCAGCGCCGAGAACGACAGCCTCGGCCGCGGCCTCTCCGGCGAGGGCGGTAACGGCGTCGCCAAGGACAACGCAGCCAAGGGCGGTGGCGGCGGCGCAGCCAGTCCCTCGTCGCGGACGGCACGCTAATTGACAGTTTCCAATGACCGTGCGATCGAGAGCAAATGGAAGAAACTGCTCTCGATCGCCGCCGTCGTCTCGCTCGCGAGAAGCAAGCCCGATATGTAGCCAAGCACCCTGACAGGGTGAAGAAGACACAGGCGGAATATTACGAGCGCAATCGTGAAGCGCGCCAAGCCGCGGCTCGTGAAGCGGCCAAGACGCGCGAATGGACGCCCGAGCGAAACGCATGGCAGAACGCGCATCGAGCAAAGAACCGCGAGGCGCAGCGGAGCTATAATCGGGAGTACAAAGCCAAACGTCGGAAGGAAGACCCGCAGTTCGCAATAGCCGAACGGCTTCGCACCCGCCTTTGCCAAGTGCGTCCCGGTGCACCGGGTTCGGCTGTTCGCGATCTCGGTTGCAGTTTGTCCGAACTGATTGAGCATCTGGAGCGGCAATTTCAGCCGGGCATGACTTGGGACAACCGCGGCGCCTGGCACATTGACCACCGCCGGCCGCTTGCGTCCTTTGATCTTCTCGATCGAGTGCAGCTTTTGCAAGCCTGCCACTATACCAATCTCCAGCCGCTGTGGGCTTTCGATAACCTGTCGAAAGGCAGCAAAATGGTGGTCAGCGGTTGAGCCGCTTATCCTAGACCTCGAACGGCTGGTGAAGGCAAGGGCGGGTCAAGGAGAAGTCCGATTAAGCAGCTGACGATGACCCCGGCCCTTGAGGCCATGATCCGCGCCGCGGTCGGCGAGGACGTCGACACGACCGGCATGGCCGTGTTCGAGGTCATCGCGCTCAACACCCTCCCGCTGCCCGGTAAGGACGGCACCATCTTCGAGAAGGCGGTCACCATGCCGCTGACGCTGAAGGAGATGATGGACTCGATCAACGGCGGGAAGCACATCCCCTTGATCGCCGATCACGAGATGTGGGGCGCGCCCAAGGGCCGCGCCTTCCACGCCGGCCTCGATTATGAGGGCGGCGCGATGTCGCTCCGCATGCTGTTCTATCTCGACAGCACCGAGGCAACGCTCATCACCAAGCTCAACGCAGGATCGCTCGACGAAGTGTCGGTCGCATTCCTGTCGCGCGAGTTCACCTGCTCGGAATGCGGCTGGGATTATTTCTCGTTCGGCGCGCAGGAAAACATCTGGAACCGGACGTGCGGCAATGGCCACGTCATCGGCCAGAACGGCGTCCACGCCGAAATGACCGGCCTCGATAAGTTCATCGAGCTGTCGTTGGTGGCCCGTGGTGCAGCGGATACCCCTAAGATTGTCGGGAAATCCGAGGCAAAGCTCGCGCCCGAAGATGCCCTTCGCCTCGCGGCGAGCGGGTTCACCGAACCAAACGCTCTGGTCGTCCAGGCGTCACGAGGGAAAGATACGATGGATCTCACTGCTGCCCTGACCCAGATCAGCACCCTGTCGACCGACAAGGGCACGCTGACCGCCAATCTCGCAACGGTGACCGGCGAGCGCGACACCGCGCGCAACGACCTCGCGACCCGCACGACCGAGCTGGCGACCGCCAATGCCTCGATCGCGACGCTGACGACCGAGCGTGACAATGCCCTGTCGGCGAACGGCAATGCGGTGACCGAGGCCACCGAGGCCAAGGCGCTGCTGGGCGAGCAGCTCGACGCGCTCTGCGTCGCGCTGGGCGAGGCGAAGCTGGAGGGCGACAAGCGCCCGACCACGATCGCCGCGTTCAAGACCGAGATCGAGGCGCGCACGGGCAAGCTGACCGCGATCCTGCCGACCGGCGGGCGCGGCCAGGGTGCCGGGGGCACCGGCGACGAGACGAAGGCGACTCTGACGGCGAACCCGTCCGCGTTCGCCCTCCGCAAGTAACGGAAGGAAGAACACATGGCTTACACCCCCAACGGTGTCGTCTCGTACGGTTTCCCCCTCGACGACGACACGTTCACCTACCTCATCACGGGCCTCGCCCAGACCGATGACGCCGCGGCGTCGGCGGCCGGCAAGGCGGTGACGCAGGACAAGACCAAGGCCGCGGCTGTCAAGCTGGCGGGCGACGGCGACGAGATCTTCGGCCGCGTCTTCCAGGCCGAGAACCGCGCCGTGCAGGGCTTCATGACCGCCGCGGTGCAGCGCCGGTTCAAGGAGAAGCTGCCGGCCGCTGCCGGACACGGCATCGCGCTGGGCGACTCGGTCGTCGGTGCGGGCGCGGGTCTGGTCAAGAAGGCCGATGCCGGCGCGGGCCTCCGCACGGTGGTGGTCGAAGTTTTCAACGACGCGGTCGTGGTCGAGCGGCTTTAAGCCGCTCGACATCGAAATCTCAGAAGGGAATAAACTCAGATGTCCGATCTTCTCGCCATTCTGGCCGGTGCCAAGCCCGCCAACGAGGTTCTCGCCGGTCTTCGTGACGAGAACATGCAGGCCAGCCTTGCCGCTGGCCAGAAGCTGGTGCAGCAGGCGAAGACCGCTAAGCTGTCCATGCCCGATTATCTTCGTCTGGCGGTCAAGCCCGACGGCGAGATGAAGCTGGACGGCTTCGAGTGCGCGCTCGCGTATCTGAACCTGCCCATCCGCGAGGACTTCTCCTCGGGTGTCCTGCTGCAGGCCGCCGCCGAGACGTTCACCACGTTCCCTGGCACGCGCGCCCTGTTCCCGCAGGTCGTCGACAACATCCTGCAGTGGAAGTACCGCCAGGATCAGATCGAGAACGTCGCCGGCCTCGTGTCGCAGTCGCGCACGGTCAACGGCGTTGAGGTCATCACCCAGGTGGTCGACGACAAGCCGGAGGACTACCAGCAGACCGGCGTCATCAACGAGGGTGCCCGCATCCCGATCCGCTCGCTGCGCACCAGCGAGAAGAACGTCAAGTTCTACAAGTTCGGCGGTGGCATCGAGTTCACCTATGAGTTCGAGCGTCGGGCGAGCCTGGACCTCATCACGCCGTATGCCGCGCGCATGCAGCGCGAGGTCGAGATCGGCCAGACGGCGATCGCGACCGCGATGCTGCTGAACGGCGACGGCGTGAACGGTGCAGCCCCGGTGGTCGACGCCACCGATCTGGCCGCGGCGATCCCCGGCGGTCCGACCCCGGAAGCGGGCCGGATCAACTGGGAGATCTTCCTGAAGTGGCTGGTGTCGATGGCCCAGAAGGGCACGCCGATCGACACGATCACCGGCAACTACGACATGTACTTCGAGTGGGTGCGCATGTTCGCGACGCCGAATGCGTCGCTGGGCGGCAAGACCCAGATGGAAGTGCTGCAGGCCGCCGGTGTCAGCGTCGCGCTCCAGAACCCGCGCTTCGACCTGAACGTGAACTTCGCGCTCAGCTCGACGGCCCCCGAGGCCAAGCTGATTGGCTTCATCAAGTCCGAAACGCTGGAAGAGCTGGTCGAGAACGGCTCCGACATCGAGGAGTCGGTCCGCGCGATCGAGAACCAGAAGGTCCGGTACGTGAAGACCACGAACCGCGGCTACCGCCTGATCTTCAACGACACGCGGTCGGTGCTCAACCTCGACGCCTAACAGCGTCGCACCGCCAAGGTGAAGGAAGGGCGCAGTTGACAAAACTGCGCCCTTCTCGCATCTGGCGTCAGGACCAAGCCGACGTACATCAAACCGGAACCCGCTGAAGAACGCGGGATGTGCCAGAAGTGCTTCGTAAAACCGCAGTCGAAGCGCGATCGACGAACCTACCGGCCGCTTTGCTACGGCTGTCATACACGCCGACACGGCCTGCGGACCTCAGCCATAAAGAGCCGGCCCTACACGTCCGCGAAGGAGGACAAGTGCCGCCGGTGCGGCTTCGTTCCCGAGCATTCATGCCAGCTGGACGTCGATCATATCGACGAAGATCACAGCAATAACGACCCGGCCAACCTCCAAACCCTGTGCGCCAACTGCCATCGTTTGAAGACCCGAGCAGCTCATCTGAAACAACCGATGTCACCACTGCCCACCGCTCTTCCCATTGATGGTCATTAGCGGTTATGACCTCGTGAAAGGAGAACGCCTATGGCTAAGTCGCCGCACACTCGCACCCCAGCTGGGGCGCGCACGCCGCCCCCGGCCGAGGTCGCCAACCCCACCCCACAGGTCGGTAGCACGCCGGAAACGCCGGCCGTTCCCGAGCCTGCTCCCGCGCCGCCGATCGAGTTCGAGCCGCCGCCCGCGATGGTGGCCAGCGAGCCGGCCCCCGGTGCCGAGATGATTACCGTCGAGACGACCGGCAGCTTCATGCTGCAAGACCCCGGCAATCTGCAGGTGGTCCCGCACAACCGGTCCAAGTCGATGGAGAAGACTCCCTTCATCGAGACGGCGATTGACGACGGTCGTCTGACGACCAAGATCACCAAGAAGGCTGACTGATGATCGTTCGCGCCGGCACGGCAGTCACGTTCCCCATCCTGTTCTCCATTGGAAAGCCGGACGGGAACGTCGACTACAAGATCTATGACCCATCGGGCCTCGTGCTCGGCAGCGGGCAGATCGTCGTGCCGGCCGATGCCGTTTCCGTCCTCCTGCAGGTGGACGCGAACAAGAACCTGCTCGCAGCCGGCGCGCTTCTTTCCTATCGCGACGTCGAGTGGAGCTACGTGGTTGGCGGGCAGGTACAGAACGGGGAGGCGCGCTACACCGTGGAGGCGCGCCTACCATTCGGCGTCAGCGCCGACGGCGTACGAGCGAAGCTCGGCGTCGACAAGACCGATCTTCCCGACAGCGACATCAGCCTCGCCAAGGCGTTCCTCGCATTCCGCGACGTGGTGACGCCCGAGGCGCTGGCGACCGTCGCGACCGACGACGTCGCGGTGACCGAGGCGATCGAAGCGCAGGCCGCTCTCGCCCTGATCCCGACGATGGCCGTGCGCGTGGCGACCAAGGAGTCGAGCGGCACCAACCAGTTTCAGCGGCAGGCGATCGACTGGGACACCGTCGCCACCTATCTGCAAAGCATCATCAGCGCGGGCTACCTGACGGTGGTGCCGACCTATGACGAGACGGCCAGCTTTGGCTCGCTGCTGCTCGTCGTCACGCCAGCGGTTGACGCGATTACGGGAGCCAGCAGTTAATGTCGAACACGATCATCGCGCCGCTGTTCAAATCGATCCTTCGATACACCAGCGAAACGATCGAGGAGATCAACGCGGCCGGCGTCTACCCCGAGGTGCGCTATCACGATTGGGAGAGCCGCGGCGACGAGGACAAGCTGCCGCGCTGCACGCTGATCGGCGTTGAAGCGTTCGGTTTTCACGAGAACCGCGGCCTCTGGGACATCCGGTTCGGCCTCGGCGTGTCGAGCTATCGTGACGCGAACCTGCTCGATGAGATCGAGCTGATCGACTTTCTGCACACGCGCTTCGGCGAGGGCCGGAAAGTGCCGCTGTACGCGGTCAGCGGCGACAACGCTGAGCAGATCTCCGAGTTGGTATCGACCGATTTCCAGTCGCTGCCGATGTCCCAGTCGAGCTATCGGAATTACCGCGAGATCGGCATCGAGCTGAAGCGCACGGGCACCTGACATGACGATGCGCATCCGTTTCGTTGCCAGCCGGTCACCTGTGGTGCGCGATAAGAAGATCATTGGCTCGGTCACTGAAGTGGCACAACAGTCCACGCGCAGTCTTGCGGCGGCGATCGCCAACGATCTTGCTTTCAGCGCCGCAGACAACATGTTCCGCAACGTCAAGAACGAGATCGCTGCTTCCTTCCAAAAGGATGCCAAACAGGAGCTGACGCACCTCGCCGCGCTGTACCGCCGGCACGTCATCGGCGCGGGCGCGGGGAAGCGCCGCCCTTCCGGCATGCTTAGCTACGCACTCGGCCCGTCCGACACCGGCGTCGGCGACGACGACAACGAGGTCGCGATCGCCGAGAGCCTACCGGACTGGGCACCGCGCAGCCCGCGCTACCTCGCGCGCAAGAAACGGATGGGCTGGTCACAGACGTGGTTCTCGGCGCGCGGCGACCTCGCGCGCGAGATGCGCGCCGACGTGCTGCTGTCCGCCTATGGTCCGGTTCGCGTCAGCGTGGTCCGCAACGTCGAGGCGACCAACGCGCTCGGCGGCACGCGCGTCAGCGGCCGGTTTACCGGCGCGCGCCTCGATACCTTCGGCCCGAACGCCGGACCGGCAAAGAGCGCCGCGCCTGCGGACGTCGCCGCCAGTCACATCCGACTGCAGGTTGCGACGATCCGCGTGTTCGCCATGCAGCAGATCACACCGTCGATGCTGCCGGCGCTGGCCACCGGCAATCCAGCGACCCAGAACGACGACAGCGCCTCGCGTGGCACGCGCTTCATCGAGCCGCTGCGCAGCGTGTCGCCGACGCTCGCCTACCGGCTCGGCCGCCTGTCGTGGCAGACCGGCCGTTACCGCCCGACGCTGGAGCCGTTCCTCGCGTGGTATCTGACGCGCGCCATCCCGAACGCGCTGGCTCTGCGCATCGAACAGGGCGCGATCCGCCGCGCGCGCCGGCTCAACGTCGTCAGGCGCTGAGCATCGCGTTCATCGCGGCGATTGCCGCCTCGATGCTGGTGGCACCTTCCGTCACATCCTTCGCGCCATCGGGCGCGCCGGGCCGCGGCGTCGCGCTGCCGCCGAGGGCATGGTTCAGGACCGACACCAGCGAGTTGTGCTGGGACAGGAGCCGGGCGTCGAGTTCACCGTACTTCCGCTGGATCTTGTTGGTCAGCTCGGTGTAGCTGTGCCGCCATGTGAGGCGATCCGCTTCCTCCTCGACAACGTCGAAGGCCCAGCAGATCGCTCCCTCAAAGGTCAGGCTTCCGAACCACTTGAGGAGAGGTTCGGAAGGGCCAGCTTGAACTGCTCCCCGACCGTTCGAAGACCCAGAGTTCGTTTGGCGAAAAAATACAGGACATGTTGCACCACCCAAGTCAGGAGTGCCTCGACCTCGTCGATGTCCAGTTCGACCTCGCCCGGCAGGATCAGGTCGTCAACCGACATGACCGGCTTCTCCAGCGGGGTCAGCATCCGGCGCACGACATAGTCTTGTGTGATCGGATCGCTCATCACCAGCTGCATCGCCGAGGCCGGGTCGGGCAGCATGCGGCACACGTCCATCAGGAGCGCGTACGGCATCTTCAGCTCGCGATCGGCGACCTTGAGGATCTTGGGGGGCGGCAACAGGGCAATATTATCCGACAACGGCCGGCTCCTCGGTCATGGTGGTCAGCAGCAGATGGCGAAGCGCGTCATTCAGGGAGATGTGCTTCCCCATGCCGAGCAACACGAGCTGGGTCACCTTCTTGTTGAGATTGGTCCCCTCGTCCTGCGCGAGCTGCGCGATTTCGAGGTAGAGAGCGAGAGGGACGCGGACCGTGAAACTGCGGTGCGTGTCGGTATCGGATGACTTGGGCATAACGCTCCGCAAACGGTGGTCTTTGGTTGACAGGGTTCTCGTTGCCGTGGTGCCCCAGAAAAGGCGAGAGGCGGCTGTGAATTATACCGCAGGAGTGCCGTGATGGCTGAAGTCCAGAAGTCCGCATTTTCGCTGTCCGGCGCTACCTTGATGATGGGTCGGGCATTCGTCGACGACGTGTTCGGCCTCACCCCCGACAAGCACTCGGTCGGCATGGCGCAGGAAATCCGCGTCGTGGTCGACAGCTCGCGCAACGAGCTGCTGAACGGCGTCGCCCAGTCGGTCGTCGATTCCAAGCGCACCAACGTGAAGCCGTCGATCACCGGCAACGTGTTCGAATACACGGCACAGAACTTCATGCGGGCGCAGGGCCTGGCCGGCGCGGCGATCACGCCGAAGCGCGGCGTGCTGACCGCCGACGTAACGGCGGGTGCGGTGTCGCTGACCGTCGCGTCGGACCCCATCCCCGGCGAAACGACCTCGGCGATCACCGCGATCGGCGACATCCCGGCCGGCAGCTCGATCCTGATCCAGCTGGCCGACGGCACCGATCTGGTCTTCCCGACCAAGTCGAGTGCCGCGGCGACGGCAGCGGCCCCGAACTTCACGATCCCGATCGCCGGCGATTTCAAGATCCCGGCGGACATGACCTTCCCGGCCGGATCGAAGGTCTGGATCGTGCAGGAGATCGGCATCGGTGCGATCACCGAGGACGACCTGTTCTGCGTCAAGGTGAGCGGCAAGCTCGCCAACTTCAACCGCCCGGTCGTGTTCGTCGCCCCGAAGGTGCGCATGGTCAAGGGCTTCGAGGTTGGCTTCAGCGAAACCCAGTACGGCTCCATGCCGTGGGAGATGTCGCCGCAGCTGATGAGCCGCGGTGAGGTCAGCTCGCTGCCGCGCCTGTCGGAGATCGGGACCAAGCGTTCCGGCGTCACCTACGTCGGCGGCTAACCGCTACAGCTTCGGCTGCTCGAAGGGCATCTGGGAATTTTCCCAGATGCCCTTCTTTTTGTCTAGTTACCGGGTAACTTGTATATATTCACTCATCTGGCTTCTAGTTCTTATAAAAATACCCAGCAACCAGACAAAAACCAATCCACAAGGCGCTCGTGACACCCGCGGCGCGTCGAGAGCAGAGCGGTTCCATGAGCGAGATCCCCGCAGAACACATTGCCGACAGCCACAAGCTGGTCGCCGACGGGCGCATCGACCTGTACCAGCTGACGCCGTCGGGCGGCACCGGCACGATCTATTTCAAGGCCGACAACGACACGCCGTGGCGCGGCAAGGATTATGAGGGCGTGCCCCTCGGCATGTCCGGCGAGAAGAAGTCGATCGACACCGGCCTGACCATGCCGAAGCTGACGATCGGTAACGGCGCGATTGACCTGTCCCCGTTCAAGCCGCTGGTGCATGACGGCTACCTCGACAACGCTATCATCCTGCGGCAGACGCTGCTGCTCGACAACCTGCTGAACAACCGCAACATCGCGGAGCGGCAGATGTACCGGGTCAAGCGCGTGGAGCAATATTCGCGCACCCGGATCATCCTGCAGCTGGCGACGATCTCTGACAGCCTCGGCTTCTCCATGCCGTATCGGCAGTATCTGCCGCCGGCCTTCCCCTCGGTGCAGATGTGACCCTCGAAGATCTGAAATACGAGCACCTGCTCGGCCGCCCGTTCACGGGCCTCGGGCGCGACGATTGTTTGAAACTGTTCCGTGACTTCTTTAAGGACAACTTCGACATCTCGATCCGCGACTATGCCCGCCCGCACGACTGGTCGTCGGACGAGCTGGACCTGATGCGGCTGTGCTACGAGCGCGAGGGGTTCGACCAGATTACTGATTGGCGCGTCAAGGATTTGCGGCCGGCCGACGTGCTGTGCGTCGCGGTCGGCGAGGCCAACCCGAACCACTTCGCGATCTTCGTCGGTAACGATACGATCGTCCACCACCTCTACGGCAAGATGTCGCGCGCGGAACCGTTCCGCGACTTCTGGCGCAACCAGACGGCCTTCATCCTGCGCCACCCCGCAGTGCCGGACCTGCGGCCAACATACCCTGACACCACCATCAAGGATTTGCTCCGTGCTCGAAACGATCCTGCAGCCTGACGACACCGTCGAGCGGTGCGGCCTCGTCCTCAAGGACGGCAGCATCGTCGAGATCAAGAACATCGCAGAAGACCCGGCCGTTGCCTACGAGATGGACCCGGTCGAGCTGCTGCCGCACGTCGAGGCCGACAACATCGAGATCATGTGGCACACCCACCCGATAAGCGATCCGGTGCTTTCTGGTGCAGATCGTGAGGGCTTCCTTTGGTGGCCCGACTTGGTCCACTGCATCATCGGGCGGCGCGATAGCCGCGTAGCGGTTGAGCGATACCGCGTCGAAGATGGATTTGTCCTCGCATGCAGCTGATCTTTCACGGCGAACTGCGCAAGCTGTACGGCCCGTCGGTGACGATGGTCGTGGACACGGTCGCTGAGGCGATCGAGGGCTTCTCGCGTCAGCAGGCCAATTGGCCGCGCGAGATGCGCATCGCTGTGGTCGGGTTTGACACGAAAGAGAAGCTGCGCACCGCGGCGGACGTTGTTCATGTCATGCCGGCGGCGGCCGGCGGCGGCGGCAAGTTTGGATCGATTATTCTCGGTGCCGCTTTGATTGTTGCGGCCGTCGCTATCCCCGGCATAGGCACTGCTCTGTCGACCTCGTTGATCGTCAGCGGTGCAACCATGATTGCGCAGGGTGTGGTCAGCCTGTTTTTGAAAGCTCCCTCTCTAGGCAAGAACGCAGACCCCGACGCCTCGAAATACCTTGGCATCAACACGAACACGACAGCTGTGGGCACGCCAATCATCATGGCATGGGGGCGAATTGCGATCGCACCCCATTGGCTCAGCTTGCAGTCGGACAGTACCAATCTGTCCTACGGCGTGTTCCCAGCGAACCCCTAAAGGACGATCATGAGCCGACCATCCATCACCGAGGAGCTGAAGCAGTGGGCTACGCCCAGCCAAGCCATCTACATCGACGCCATCCTCGCGGCGAACGGCAATCTCCGAAAAGCCGCTCGCCACTTGGGGAAGCACCACAGCACCCTGCAGGAGTCGATGAGCACGCTGACGGCGCGCGCAGCGTCCCGAGGGTACAGTCCTGAACACGAACTTCACCGTGTTGTTCCCGACCCCTTCCTCGTGAAGGGCCATTCGATGCTCGATCGGGTCGACCCGAAGACCGGCGAGCGCACCAAGATTCTCGAATGGACGAAGACCCGCATCGACGACGCGGTCTGGCTGGAAAACGTCCAGTCCGGCATCAAGGCCTTCATGGCCGATCAGCCGCCGGTCGCCGTCCCCACGCTCGCGCCGCGCTCGCGCGACAAGGACATCATCCCCTTCGTCCAGATCGGTGATGCCCACCTCGGCATGCTGGCGCACGAGGCCGAGACGGGCGCGAACTTCGACCTCAAGATCGCCAAGCGCGAACTGCTGGGCGGCATCATCCGGCTGCTGGACGAGAGCGAGCCGACCGAGCGCATCTTCATCAACGACCTCGGCGATTTCACCCACTACGAGAACATGCGCGGCGAGACGGAGGCGAGCGGCCACAAGCTCGACTTCGACGGCCGCTTCCCCAAGATGGTCGACACCTACGCGGAGATCATGCGCGTCATCGTCGACCATGCGCTGACCAAGGCGCAGTTCGTCGACATCGCGGTCAACATGGGCAACCATAGCCGCACGAACGACATCTGGATGGCGACCCTGCTCAAGCACGTCTACGGCCACACCGGCCGCGTCAACGTGCTGAACAACCGCACGCCCTTCATTGGCTATCGGATGGGCAACACGTTCGTGATGACCCACCACTCGGACAAGTGCAAGCCGGCGAAGCTCGGCCACGTCATGTCGACCGACTTCGCGCAGGACTGGGGCGATACGCGGTATCGCTACTGCGACATCGGCCATATCCATCACAACATGGTGCTGAAGGAGCACCCTGGCCTCACGATCGAGAGCTGGAACCAGCTGGCCAACAAGGACCAGTATGCGCACGACAACGGCTACCGCGCGCGGCAGGCGATCTCGCTGGTCGAGCGCAGCCGGACGTATGGTGAGCAGCGTCGGCGCATCCTGCCGATCGAGCAGATCCGCGACAGCATCGAAGCGGCAGCGGTCCGCGCGGGGCACCCGGTGCCATATCGGCCGCAACCGCTTCGCGCCTTCGCGGTGTAGTAGATAACCCTTGCCTTCGGGCAAGGGCATCCACCAAGGGTAGCGGATGGCAGGCCCCACCGTCGAAGAACAGGTCGTACTCGACGCCGATCCTCGCGCGCTCAACGCCGCGATGGCTGCGATCGAGAACAAGATCAAGACCATCGGTGGGATGGTCACCAAGATCGTGCGCGATGCGGAGGCCGGCGGCAAGGCCTTCGACAACACCCTGATCCAGACGCTGCGCCAGTACCAGAAGGCGCAGGGCGCGCTGTCGACGCTGGCCAACGCCAGCAACACGCCGTCGGGCCGCATCCAGGATCTGAACGGCAACCGCGCGTTGGCGCGGCAGACCATTCAGGCGACCGAGTACGCGCGCGAGCTGAATGTCGCGCGCAACGCCGTTGAGGCGTTGCAGGCCAAGATCAACAACCTGAATAAGGCCGCAGCAGCAGGCGGCACGATCACAACCAAGCAGCGCGATCAGCTCAACAACTACCAGCAACAGCTGACCGTCCTCAAGCAGCTGGACAAGCAGTTCAGCGCGATGACTGACAAGGCGCGTCGCATGAGCGGCGTCGACCTGAGTGCCGAGATCAAGGCCGTCGCTGATGCGCGCGATCGCGTCGCCAAGGCGGCGCTGTCCGGCCGTCGCGTCAACATTGGCACCGAGCTGAACGGTCTATCCGATGCACAAGCCGCGCTCGCTGACCGCATCGCCGCCGCGCGCCGCGCCGAGACGCAGGCGCTGCGCACTTCGCTCCAGGCTCGCAAAGAGCTGGCGATCGCTGACGTGTCGAACCTCAAGGAGGTTGACGCGCTGGAGCGCGCGCGCACGAACAACGCACGTAAGATGGCGGAAATTCGTGCCGAGCTGCGCACGGCCAACGCCGCTGAGCGCGTCGGTCTGCTGGAGAACCTGCAGATCGAGAAGGCGCGCGGCGCGCAAATCCGCTCGAACCTGTCGGAAGCGCAGCGCCTCGCGCGCGCCGAAGGCGGTGGTGGAGCGGGCGGTGGCAGCGCGCCCGGCCGCACCGGCATCGCCAAGTACCTGCCGGCCGGCGGCCTCGCCGCGGTCGGCGTTCGCACGCTCGCCTACGGCGGCATTGCCGGGGCGGCGTTCGGCGCGGTCAACACCGTTACCGAAGGCGTCGGGTTCGGCATCCAGTTCGAGGATGAGCTGGCCAAGCTGCAGGCGATCGCGAACGCGACCACGTCGCAAATGCAGACCCTCAAGGCGTCGATCCTCGACGTCGGCACGTCGTCGCGCTTTTCGGTCATTGATCTGACCAAGATCAGCCAGACGCTGGCGCAGGCCGGCGTCAGCGCGGGTGAGATGAAGACCGTGCTTGAAGCGGTCACCACCCTCGCCACCGCTTCCGGCTCGACGCCGGATGAGGCCGTAAACCTCGTCACCGGCGCGCTCGGTGCGTTCCAGCTGCAGGCCAGCGAGACGGCGCGCGTTGCCGACCTGATGACCTCGGCCCTGAACCGCACCAAGCTGACGGTGCAGCAGGTTGGTCAGGCCATCCAGTACGTCGGTGCAACCGCGTTCGAGCAGAACGTGACGCTTGAAGACCTGCTGGCCACCGTCGGCGCGATGGCGCAGGCGGGCATCAAGTCCGGTTCGACCATCGGCACCGGCCTGCGGCAGCTGCTGGTCGACTTGGCCGACCCGAGCAAGAAGCTGGTCGAGCAGCTGAAGGCCGTCGGCCTGACCGCGGCCGACGTGAACGTGTCGGTCCACGGCGAAGCTCAGGTGCTGGAGACGCTGAAGACGGCGGGCTTCGGCGCAGGTCAGGCGTATGCCGGCCTGGAGACGCGCGCCGCCGCGGCCTATCTCGTTCTGAAGAACAACGTCGACGTGATGGATCAGCTGAAGTTGTCCTTCGCAGAGCAGGGTGCCGCTGCGACCGCCAACGAGCGCGCGATGGACTCGCTCACCGCCCAATGGCAGCGGTTCAAGAATATCCTCGCCGACGGCTTCTCGGACGACCTCGACGGCCTGCTGGTCCGCGCGAAGGACTTCCTGCGCTGGGTCAACGACACCATGTCGCAGAAGAAGGGGGCCGATGCTTTCTCCTTCAGCGTCAGCGACCCGATCGGCACGGGCTACGGCAGCGACCGGTACAAGAACAACTGGGGCGAGATCGGTCGCTTCTTCGCCTACGAGAACGAGAACCTTCTCCCTGACACCCTGAAGTCGATCTATAAGATCCAGAACGCTGCGCTCGATCTAATGACGCCTCGCTTCTGGATCGGCGGCGAGGGCATGGGGCAGGCGCTCGATCGCTATAACAAGAACCTCGGCCAGACCCATGACAGCATGGAGAAGCTGCAGACCAAGCTGACCGGCTTCAATGAGAAGGCGGACAAGCAGCGCGGCCTCATCAGCGAGGTCGACAAGGAGATGTCGCGGCTGTCCGTCCAGCACGGTAGTCTGGAGGGTCACACCACGCGCACGACCGCGGAGACGGTCACGCTCATGTCGAAGTTTGAAGGGCTGTCCAAGTACCTCGTCGGCGTGACGGGCGACTACGGCTCGCTGATGAACGCCATGCGTCAGTACCGCGCCGAGGCGTCCGGCACGATGCAGACGATCCTGTCCGGCCAGATTTCGGCGCAGGGTCAGGTCGCGTCGGCGGCGCTCGCCGCCGGGCGCGGTGTCCGCTCGCGCATCTTCGGCAACTCGGCTCTCATGAGCCAGCTGCGCCCGAACGAGCGCGCCGCGCTCCAGCAGCCGCGTGACCCCGCGAACGCCCGCATCATCGCCGAGGCCGGTGAGCGTCTGAACAACAACGATCTGCGTGAGCTGTCCAAGCAGCTCGGCATTAACGCGCAGGCGCTGGGCGAGCAGCGGGTCGCCACGTCGCAGCTGAATGCGACGATGACGCAGAACACCGCCGCTGGCCAGAGCCTGACCGATCGCACGGCCAAGGCTGAAGCCGGTCTGGCCGAGCTTGCCGGTCTGAATGGCAAGGCGCGCACGTCGAAGGCCAACGAGGCGCGCGAGAGCGCGCGGGCAGTCGTCGCAGAGGTCGATCGCCGGCTGGCGCGCGGTGGCCCGAACGATCCGGCAGTCGCGCAGCTGAACGAATGGAAGAGCCGGGCGCAGGCCGTCGTCACCGGCGTTGCCGCCGCGCTCGCGCCGACCAAGGACGAGATCAAGGAAGCCAACAAGGTCGAGAAGCAGCCCAAGATTACGCAGGCTGACATCGACGGGCTGGGCAAGGCGCTGGGCCTTGCGATGGGTCGTGGCCATGACGACAGCCCGGCGGCGCGCGCGCGGCAGGACGCCATGCATCGGCGCGGGCTGACCCCGGCGACGGGTAACACCTCCGGCCATACCGCGCCGGGCGGTGTCGCGCGCGACTTCCGCACGGGTCCGATCAGTAACGAGCAGGGCGCGCGTCTTGAAGCGGCGGCCAAGAAGTATTTCGCCGATAACGGTATCACCGGGCTGTTCATTCAGTATGAGAACGGCAAGGGCAAGGGGCAGGGTACTGGCCCGCATCTGCATGTCAGCGCCCGTCGTAATGCGCGCCGCACCGGCCCCGCGTCGGACGGCGGCGATGCGCTCGCCATTCAGGACGCGCTGAACCAGTCGCAGACCCAGATCGACCAGCGCACCTATTCGACGGCGCTCAAAAACATCAAGGGCACCGCGACGCAGGAGCTGTTCCAGTCGACGGTCACCGCCGCGCAGACGGCGCTCGACAAGCTGTCGGCCGACCTGATGCGCGACGCGCTGAACGACCTCGCCAAGCAGGGCATCGTCAACGATGCCGACCCGCGCTTCCAAGAGCGGATGACGCAGGTCAAGGAAGCGATCGCCCAGAACAAGGAGCAGTTCCAGCAGGCGGTTGCCGACGGTCTCATCAAGTCGACCGAGCGCCAGATCAAGGCGGCGCAGACGGCGTTCGACCTGTCGATGAAGCCGTTCGACGACCGGCTCGCCGCCGCGCAGGGGTCGGTCGCCGGCCTCGGTCTGTATTCGAACCGCTTCACGCCCGACTACGTCACCCAACTGGCCCAGAGCCGCGTCAGCCAAGCGCAGGAGGCGCAGGTCCGCGCGCGCGCCGCGTCACTGCCGACGCTGATCTCGAACGACGAGGGCACGCTCGCCAGCCTGCAATCGCAGATGGCCAGTGGTTTCGGTAAGGACGGCACCCCGCTGGAAGGCAACGCGCTGGAGACGGTGCGCCAGAAGGTGCAGGAGCTGACCAAGTCGATCGCCGACCTGCGGACCGAGAAGTCGAACCTCGACGCGCAGCTGGGCGCGAGCGGGCTGGTGCCGACGACGTTCAGCGATGGCCTCACGCAGGCGATCGAGAACTTCCGTCAGGCGCACAACCTGACGCAGACGTTCAAGCAGGACGTGATCGACAACCTCGGCGGCGCGATCGACATGGTCGCGAGCAGCCTGACCGACATGTTCACCGGCATCCTGACCGGCACGCAGTCGGCAATCGGCGCGTTCGCGAACTTCGCCAAGTCAATCATCCGGTATATTCAGGAAATGGTCGCCAAGATCATTGCCTCGAAGATCCTCGGCATGCTCATCAATCTCGTTGGCTCGTGGGTGGGTAGCAACGTCGGCCCATCGACCAGCACCACCGTACCGGGCAATCCCGAGGGGTCGAGTTCTTTCTTCGATTTCGGATCACTTGGCAGCTTCAACGGTGGACCGGCTGGTGCGCCGATTGGTCGCTTGCAGGGCGGGATCGTTGCCAACGGCAGCGAGGCTCGCGACAGCGTCCAGACGCGTCTTGCCAAGGGTGAGTGGGTGATCCGCAAGAAGGCTGTCGACAGCGTCGGTAACGACTTCATGGCTCAGCTCAACGCGCACGGCGCGGGCGCGCTAAAGGCAATGCAGACCGTGCCGGCGCTGCCCAAGCCCGCGCATCAGGAGACGAATGTCTGGGTGGTCAAGCCCGATCAGCTCCCGCAGCCGGGGCCGCGCGACTTCATTGTCGCGGTGCAGGAAGATATTCTGAGCGGCGGCGAGACGGCGAAGCTCATCAAGCACGTCTCGCACGGGGGCTGACATGTCTGACACGATCTTCGATTTCTGCCCTGACAGCTATGTGCCGACGACGCTTCCGCCCGATGTCGGCACCGGCTTCACGTCCACGACGGGCTGGAACTTCACCTCGCGCCCAACCGCGCCGTACCAGCGCCGGTTCAAGCTGAAGCTGTATGGCCTGCGCTGGTTTCTCGACGACGCCACCGGTCTGTACGATGCTGACGAGACGCCGAAGATCAATGCCCGCGCGCTGGAAATTTTCTATGCGAAGCACCAGACGTGGCTCTCGTTCGTCTTCAACCATCAGCACCTCGGGCCAATGATCTGTCGCTTCGCCAGCGCCGTGCAAGTGCCGGAGGCCGAGCAGAACTCCAACGGGTTGATCGCCAACCCGGTCGAGGTCACGCTGATCGAGCACAATCCGGGGTATGGCACATGGTGAGTTTGGCGAGCGTCGGCGAGCGGTTTGAGATCCCCTTCGCGGTGGTCGAGGGTGGGCAGGGCGTTGTCACCGGCATCCTGTCGGAGACGGACCAGAACGCGCAGCCCTCCTACATCTTCGTGCAGCCGCGGCACGTCTTCCGCACCAGTTTTCCGACAGCCGCGCGCAACGGCATGGTTCTGCGCTCGCCCAGCGGGTCGCTGTTCATCGTCGGCGCGAACGGCCCCTCCGAGACGTACCGTGGGTCGATCTGGCAGAGCTTCCGCCTGTTCGAGCCGACCGCCAAGGTGCTGTGGCAGCGCCGCAAGAAGCGTATTGATCCCGTAACGAAGCGCGAGCGTGAGGACGGTTTGGAAACAATGGGCGAAATTTGGGTCGCGATCGAGCCGATCGATCGCGAGGCTTTCGACGTGACGCTGCGCACCAGCTTCGAGCAGACGCGCTTTATCACCGGCGCGCCGGTCCAGTCTGACGATCTGGTGGACAACCGGGCCATCACGAAGGTGGACAAGCAGCTCGGACTCTCGATAGGGGTGTTGACGTAATCCCCAACCACGCCTGGGAAAATTCCCAGGTTCTGCCTAGCGAGAACCAGTGGGTCACGTCACGATCAAAGGCGCAAAGGGCGGTGGAAGCAACAGCTTCAAGCAGACGCCCGACAACCTCCGCTCGAACGACACGTTCGAGGGTGTCCTTGGCGTGTGCATTGGCCCGATCAAGGGGCCAACCCGCGGCCTGAAGTCGATCAAGCTCGACGGCACCGCGGTTGAGAACGAGACGGGCCAGCTCAATTTTACCGAGTTCGTCGCGACGTTCGGCAACGGCGACCCTGCGCAGTTCCCGCAGGTCGTGCAGCTGAAGCTCGGCGCGGGCGCTGCGCCGACACAAGTCGGCACTACGCTGGTCAACACCGATGGCGTCGCCGTGCCGGCGACCAAGACGCTCAACAACACGAACGCCGAGTTCGTGGATCTGCGCTTCATCGTCAACCAGCTGTTCCGGCAGGATGCTAAGGGCATCTACGATCTGACGGCGACGCTCAAGATCGAGCTGAAGCCGACCGGATCGACGACGTGGATCAACCCGACGATTGGGACGGCCAACGGCAACTACAACCCGACCGGCATCAGCATCCCCAGCCTGTTCGGCGCGGTGCTGAAAATGCTCGTTCCCGAGACTTATTACGACAAGTACGGGAACCCCAAGGCGGGTCGAGAGAATTACGGGATCACCGGCAAGACCACCGGCCCGGCGGTCTACGAGCTGCGCATCGCACTGCCCAACACCGGTGTCTATGCCGATACGGCGTGGGACATCCGCGTTACGCTGCTGGAGCGTGACAAGTACACCGGCGGCAAGGACAACGCCGACAGTGAGGTCCGGTCGATCCAGTGGGAATCGATCGCTGCCGTCTACGGCAAGACGATGTTTGACCACGAGGACACACGCGGCGTCGCGTGGCTGCAGCTCTATGGCAAAGCGAGTGACCAGCTGACTGGCGTGCCCGAGGTGATCGGCGAGTTCGACACCAAGATCGTGCAGGTGCCGCCGTCGAACATCTTCAACCCCGACACGCGCCAGTACACCAACGAGACGTGGGATGGTTCGTGGGCCAAGGCTTACACGAACGACCCGGCGTGGGTGATCTCCGACGCGATCAGCGACAGCCTCGCGGGCATCAGCCTCATCGCGCCCGGCTCTTACCTGAACAAGTGGGACGCCCTCGAAATGTCGAAGTGGTGTTCGCAGCTGGTGCCGGATGGCACCGGCGGCACGCACCCACGCTATAGCCTGAACCTCGCCATCAAGGAGGCGATGAAGGCCGAGGACTTTATCCGCTATCTCGCAGGCGCGGTCGGCGGCCTCGCATGGGATCAGGGCGATGGCGAGTGGCGCGTGAAGATGGACAAGCCGGACGTCCCGGTGGACCTGTTCACGCTCGACAACATCGAGGGCGAGTTCGTCTACGCGAACACCGACGTCGACACCCGCTACAACGACATCACGATGACCTTCCTCAACGAGGAGATGGACTATCGTGAGGACCGCGTCCGCGTCTACAACAACGCCTCGATCGCCGCGATCGGCCGCAAGCCGACCACGCTGGTCGCGGTCGGCTGCACCAACCGTCAGGAGGCCATGCGCCGCGCGCTGATGCGCCTGCTGTCGGCCACCGGCGAGACGCGCGTCGTCAACTTCACCACCAACCGCCGTGGCCGGAACGTCGAACACCTCGACATGATCCTCGTCGCCGACAGCGACCTCGGTGACCTCGACAAGCGCACCAACGGCCGCACCATTGCGCTGTCGGCCGATCGGCGCACGATCACCCTGCGCGACCCGGTCTACCTCGCGCCCGGCATCCAGTACGCCATCCGCTTCGCGGTGCCGAACCCGACATACTCGCCCGCGACCGCGACGCAGCCGACCAGCTCGGACTGGAAGAAGCCGACGATCACGCAGACGCGCGCCGTTGTTGCGCCGACCGCCACCGGCATGACGGCGACAATCGTGCTTGACACGCCGCTGCCTGAAAATGCGCCCGATAACCTAGCCGTGGCGCTCGAAGCCGCGAATCTCGTCACGCTGCCCAAGCTCTATCGCGTCACCAACGTCACCTACGACGATGACGGCGAGCGGGTCGCGATCAGTGCCCTTGAGGTCAAGACCGACAAGTGGCTGCTGTCGGACAACGTCACCAAGCAGGACACCGTCTTCCAAGACACGCGCGGCGCGGTGCCGGTGCCGTCGCTGGTCGCAGGCAACAACCTACTATCGCTGTATCGCGTGCCGCTAGAGCAGGGCAGTCAGGTAAACCTGCAGGCTAGCTGGGTGCGGCCGGCAGGCGCGTTCATCAGCGGGTTCCGTGTCCAGTATAGCGTCAACGGCGGTGCGCTCCAGACTGCGGTCGAGCGCCAACAGCTGACTGAATGGGAGCTGCCCAATGCCGGGCCAGGCTTCTATCATGTTGAGATTACTTCGATTGATCGTCGTGGTGGTTACAGCCTGACGCTGACCGGCGATCTTGAAGTTACTCAGTCTCTGATCGATGCTACGCAGGTTCGATACAGCACGGGCGAAACTCTTGACGAGATGAAGCCCGCCACGCCCCACGCCACCGAGGGGGCCCCCGACGGCACTGAAGTTGGTGGCGTGAATGCTGGGGATCTTACCAACCCCGACATCATCACCGGCAAGGAGAAGGCAGAGAGCCTCATCCCGCGCGGCAACGAAGCGCAGGCTTGGTACAACTCGCTGTCGCTGGCGTTCTCGGCCTTGCAGTCGCCCCCTGCGGCGCTCGGCGCTGGTTTCGCGGCTTTGGTCACCGCCCGCGACTTCTACGTGCAGTTCCTTGTTGCCATGCAGCCCGCTTGGGATGACGTGACGCAATCGACCCCGGTCGATCGTGATGACCTGAATACGCTGTGGGAAGCGTACCAGCAGCACCTGTCCGAGTTCGACACGCTTATGAAGGCAGGGTACGTCGACAACGTACCCGCAGCGGAGCTGGTCGGCAGCGGGTTCGCCAGCTGGCCGGAGAAGATCGCCTCGCTGCTTCCGCGCGACCGAGCTATCCAGTCGCGATACGACGAACTGTCGCTCCGCTATGCGGAGGTAATGCCTCGGCTCGGCTATCCACCAGAGCTGAAGGTGGCTTCCGATCGCCTGGGCGAGGCGATGCGGGCAAAAGGTGCCTACGTCGAGGCACTGGTGCCCTCCATCTACGACATCACCCAGACGACGCCGATCGACCGCACGAAGCTGGATGGCCTCTATGACGCGGTCGTGGCCGCCCTCGACGCCCTGGAGACTGCCCTCACGACCGAGCTGACGCGCAAGGTCGAGGCGTCGTTCTCTGACCTGACCAACCTCGCGAAGGGTGACGACGCCGCAATCGCGAACGGTTCGATTGACACCGAGACTGAGGCGGTGATCGTCACCGCAGCCGTCGGCACACTGAACCGCGAGCTGGAGAAGCTCGCCGCGCAGGCCGCGCTGCTCAACATTCAGACTGTTGAGCCCTACGGCGCGACCGCCAAGGCGAAGGCGTGGTCGGACTTGGTCGCGGCCGCGACCGGCCCCGGCGTGTATCCGGCTCCCATCAACAAGGCCGACTATGCAGCGAGGAAGGCGGCGGCGATCGCCGCGCGCGACGCTCTCGCGACGAAGATCAACGCCTATGTCGCGGGTGGTGTCGCGACCGGCATCGAGACGCTGAAGACAAATGGCGCGGTCGCACTGTCGGGAGAAGCGGGCGGTGCGACCGGCACCGGTCAGGGCGTCGTCTACACCACGCTCGCCTACAAGACGCCCAAGCTCGAGGTTGCCTTCCTGCCCGGCGGTGCGACCGACGCGGGCTTCGTCGATCAGCTGCTCTACGCCCCCAGCAGCGATCGCGGCACGATCAGCTATGGCCTGCGCTACGGCAAGGACACGCAGGGCGTCTATCGGCTGTGGACCAAGGTCAACGGCGCGATCACGCTATGGAGCAATGAGGCGTTCCCGAACGGGATCGGCGCGCGCATCTCGCTGCTCAGCGACGGCACCACGACGACGCTGCTGTTCGAAGTGCCTGAGTCCGCGGTGAGAACGTCGGGCGTGCAGGGCATCCCTGCGGGCACGGCCTATGCCACGAAGGTCATCACGCTGGAGGCGGGCTCCAAGTTCTCGCACCTGCGGCTGAGCGGCAGCGACGCTACGCCGTATGAG